CCTTCGTGTTCCCCTGAATCACCTGTCCGATCGCTTGGACGGTGAGGTCAGCGGCTTCTGCAAGCTCGTTGCGACTTTTCTCCGCGAGCTTCAGGGCTAGTTCGAGGCGTTGTCCGAATGTGCTTGGCATGCCTGAAAGCTTACTTTCATGAAGTGGAAGCATGGTTGCTTTGGAAATTAAAGAATGCTTTAATTCTGGCATGCGCAAATCTCAAGCAACCCGGCTCCTTGGTGGCAGCACGACTTCGGCGGCGGACGCGATCGGGATCACGCCACAGGCGTACGGCCAGTGGCCTGATCCGTTGCCCCAGCGACTAGTTGATAGGGTGATTGCGGCCCTGTCGCGCCAGGCGTTTCCTGATTTGGTCGCTGCTTGGACATCCATTCAGCCCGACAGGAAGGCCGCGTAATGGCTACAGAAAGCGCATCGTACGGCGCCCCGGTGCCGGCATCCACGAGAAACGAACCGCATTTTCGGGAGGGGTGATGACAAAGCGAAACGCCACATGGTGGAACCCGTTGACCTGGATGGCAGGCAAAGCGGCGCCGCCGCTGCGGCCGTCGATCTCCATCGACGAGCGCCAGATTGCAATTGCGAAGCGAGGGGACCTGGTCATCGTCACGATGCCCGAACGCATTAAGCCAATCGAGCGGAGGTGCTTTCGGGACTACGCGCACCAGATGGAGGAAACGCGCGGTATCAGATTTTGCTTCCTGGACGGCGGGTGCGCCGTTACGGTCGTGCGATCAGCGCCGCAATGATGGCCGCGATGATGCTGAATGCCAGCCACCGATGGGTAACCAGGTCGCGCCACACGCGTTCCAGTACGGAACGGAAAAGTGGCGTTTCTTCATACCCTTCGACCACGAAGGGGCCGCCCGGAGGGTCGGGTATCCATCGTTTCTCCCAGTGCCTGTTTTTCCATCGTTTCCACCAGTTCATGGCCAGCCCCTTTCGGCAGGGTTTCGTGTGTAGGAGCCGAAATCATAGTCGGTCCGGGCTGGCCGCCCCATCTCGATTTCCTCGCCGCCTGGGGGCTCTATGACGAAACGCTATGCCGACACGCATTGGCGTGGTGCCATCTACAACGCGCTACGTGCGGCCCCCGATGGCATCGCGGGCTTCTGCGCCTGGTCCGCCGAGATCAGGGGTCGGCGGATCGCGCCGAAGACCCTGTACAAAAAGCTTGACGGCAGCGACCCGGCCGAGCGCCTGGCGGTCGATGATGCCGAGTTGATCACCGAGTACCTGCGCATGCACGTCGCCACGCGCGATCGCGCCTGCGACTGGCTGGACGCGCTGAATGCGCGATTCGACCGGGCGTCGATCGAATTGGATGCGCCCGCCGGCGCGCCCAGCGGCAGCTCGCTGAATTCCATCATGGAAAAGGGGCTGACGCTCAACCAGCATGGCGGAGTTCTGTCCGGCCTGCTCGCGTCGGCGTTGCGCGACCGTCACGTCACGCAGCGGGAGGCCGAGGAAATCAAGGGCCAAGTGCACGCCGAGATCCGCGATTTACTGCGTCTGGCCCGCAAGGTCGAGCGCGCCGCCGAGCAAGGCGCCACCCTAGCATCTATCGGGGACGATGAATGAGCGCCCAGGTTACTTTTTTAATCACCATTTCGCCTAGCCCGGGCCAGTTCCACTGTTCTGGGCAGCGTGAAAAGATAAGTCAGCGTGTGCTGAGTAAGCGCGTGCATGGCGGTGGCGGTTTGCTCATCGGCGGCGGCGTCTCCATGCAGGGCTTCATTGCCGTCCAAGCGAAGCTCATGTGCCCAATCGCGAATGGCCGGCGTGATGGCCCCGTCTTTGGCCAGTTGGTCAATCCGCTTCTCGAGCTTCCATGCATCCACGGTGGGGTCGAGCACCTTAAGCGCGACTTCCAGCGTTTTGCGGAACATGCTCGCCGCCGAGGTCCATTTTTGCCGCTTGAGGCTGTCCAGAGCTTCCAGGTAAAGCTCCCCAACGCGTTCTGGAACATATGCAGGCGCCTTAGCAGCACCGGCGCCTGGGTAGACCTTCACCACCCGCAGCTCCTGGGCGGCGCCGATGTCCTCAAAGTAGTTCTTAATTGGAGTCGAGTTAGGCCGCTCGATGAGGACTGTGACGGTGAGGGTGCACGAGGGGCAGGAAAACCAGCCCTGTGCGGTCTTCGGATTCTTCGCGCTGAACGTTTCGTAGAGATAGCGAAACGCTGCCTTTTCCGCACCGCAATGCGGGCATGTATGGACGAAAACGGCCATGTTTAATCCTCAGTCGATTGTTTTCCAGGATTCAGCTATTTCGTCAATCTTGGAAGTAAATAATAACAATTCGGCGACAGAGCTGTTTGACCACTACCGCTTGGCGGGCGCAAACCGTGATGTGTTTGTCGCGGCGCTGATCGGCCGTCTTTGCGTATTGGACGCAAGGTCGAGACTAGCGCAATTGGCCGTCCGCAGAGCTACTGAGGCCGGGAGGCAAGATTGAAACCGCGAAATCGAACTGGGCGGCCAAAGGGGGCTCTTGGCCCTATTGCCGTCGCAATTCTGGATGCGTTGGCGAGCAGTCCGATGACCGCCTTGGCGGTATCGCGCAAGCTGAAATTGCGGGCCTCTGCGGCCAGGTATACCTGCTCGCGCCTGGAGGCCGCCGGCCTCTTGACGATAGTCGCTCGCGTGAAGGTTTCGGGGTCGCATAAACCCGTCGCCTGTTATGCACGTACAGCCGCGCCGCAGGCCGCGCAACCCTGCCAGCTCCCCATGCTGTTCTTTGCCGGTCGGCCATGAACCGCGACCTCTTCGGCGGCTCTGGCCCGGGTTCCGGCCGGCCTGCGCGTCCGGCGCGCGGACATGCCGAGCCGCGTAACGACGCGCGTGTTGTGGCCTCTGGCCCATTGCCGCCGGTTGCTCGACGCTATTTCAGCGTGGGCGGTCGCAGCTACACCCGCGACGAAATCTATGCCATTGCCGAGTTTGAGGCCGCTTGCCGCGCCTATCCGGACGATGACATCGTGGTCGTGCTCGACTGCGCAGTGCTGCGCCCGATCGTGTACCTGTGCCAGATCCCGCGCAATCATCCGGCGAGGCTGGATTACCTGGGGCGCCAGGACCCTGCCAAGCAGCCGTTCTGGAAGCATGGCGAGATCATGTACATCCAGCCAGCGGGGCGAGCGCCGCCGTAGATCATGACACCAGGATGGGGGAAGAGGCTGAATACGCGGTTACCCATCCTGTTCCATGCCCCAAACCGAACCCAGGGGGCAGCGTGGGTGCGAAAGGCTAGAGCGCGGGAAGGGACACCGATATGGGTGTCGATAGTCTGGCCGACTGCAGGGGGCATATCCCCGCCTGCGGGCCCTGATGCATACGGTCGGCTCCGGTTCGGCAATGCGCAAGGTTGAACACGATGGGTAAGGGGGTGCTCTGCCCATCGCACCGATCCCACCAGTCCAGCAATAGCCTGCAACAGCAATCGGCATGATAGATAGAGGTGGTCGATGAATGTCCTCAGATTGTTCAAAGAAGAAGAGTCCGCGCATGAAATCCCGCGAGCCGCGCCGGAGTTCGCTGCGTTCTGGGCGAGTTGGCCCAGGAAGGTCGCCAAGCGTGATGCCGAGCGGGCCTGGTCGAAATTGACGCCGGCCGACAAGGCCGCGGCGCTGGAGGCCTTGCCGCAGCATGTCCGGCACTGGCGGCGCGCCGGCACCGAGCCGCAATACATCCCGCATCCGGCAACGTGGCTCAATGGGGCGCGCTGGGAAGACGAGATACAGGAAGCGCCGGCGGCCAAGCCCAAGGTGCCGGCCGGGCCGCCCTGGTGGACATCGCACAGTTCCATGGAGCGCAAGGGCATTGAGGTCGGCGTCGGGCCGGCGCGGGCGGGCGAGAGCGCTGACCAGTACCGCGCGCGGATCCAGGCGGCCATGGAGGATCAGCAGCGTTTCGGGGGCATGTGATGGAGCGTATACAGTGGGTGCACCAGCGCTTCGAAGCGTGGGCGCTGTGGCTGGCCACCGGCAGCGGCTACGGCGGCGGCTCGATGTTCGATGCCAATCGGGTTGACCAGACGGAGGATGTGCGCGCGGGGCTGCGCAACACCGACCCGTTGTTCGACGCCGCGGCCCTCGACACCGACCGAGCGATCGCGCAGCTGCCCCCAGACCTCAAGCGTGCTGTCATTGCCGCGTACCGATGGGAAGGCGGCATGCAGGATACGGCCCGCCGGCTTGGTTGCACGCGCGCAACGCTGCACACGCGGCTTTGTCATGCTGATCGCCGGGTGAGGGACTGGCTGGACGCCAAACAGCAGCGGGCCCAGGAATTGAAGCAAAGGGGACTTTTTGCAACTTATACATAAGCATGCATAATCCGGTACATTCCTGCGGAGCCCGCAACCTAAGAGCCCCGGTCGATCAAACGGCCGGGGCTTTTTGCTGGGTGTCCGCCTTGTGTTTGGAGGCGCCTGTGCCCGTAGCCCGACCCCGGCCATGCCGTGAGCCGGGCTGCCCTGCGCTGGTGTCTGGCGGCGGCTACTGCGATACGCATCGCCCTGTTGAACAGCAGCGCGAGCAGGAGCGCGACCGAGGCCGGGCCAGCGCAGCCAAGCGCGGCTACAGCAGTCGGTGGCGCAAGGCGCGGGCTACCTACCTGGCGCGCAACCCGCTGTGCGCTGGCTGCTCCACAGATGAGCGGCCAGTCGCTGCCAGCGATGTCGACCACAAGGTCCCGCCTCGGCTTCGCGAGGCCCTGGACAGTGGGGATCCTGAGCGGATCACGAAGGCGCAGGCATTGTTCTGGGACACATCGAATTGGCAAGGCCTGTGCGGGCCGTGCCACTCGGCCAAGACCGCGCGAGAGGATGGCGGCTTCGGCAATAAGGCGCTGCGGCGCATGGCAGAAGACTGATGGCATCAAACACGGTTCAGCTGGAAGCGCGCGTTCGGTGGTGGGTGCGGTGGTACCTGGCCGGTGTCTCCATGATGTCCCTGGCGACGGGCTGCCAGCCTGACCTGGACCGGGTGCGGCGCTGGATCCTTCGGGGCGTGGTGGTGCGGTTGGTCAAAAGGTGATCAGGATCGCAGGGGTAGGGGGGGTAAAAGTCCCGGGGCCTCCCCTGTAGACCGCGCCCCCAGTCAGGAATTTATGGAGCAGGATTTTAGGAGGGGGGGGGTCAAACGGCCCTCCCATGTGGATTGGCGTAAGGCGTTCCTCCATCGCTGAGCGCGGTAGAGGAAATCATGAACGGCAATCCCCCGAACCTGACGGTTATCCCGGGTGGCGGGGCGGCCAAGCTTCCACCCAAGATGGGCACGGAGGTCGAGTCGCCTCCGCCGCCGCCAGGCGATCTCAGTCCGCGCGAACTGGAGATCTGGAACTACATCTGCGCCCAGCTGCGCAGCGCGGGCATCGAGCACGCGACCTTCGGCCTGGCCGGGGTGGTCGTGTGCAAGCTGTACGCCGAGTGGCTGGCGGCGACCGAGCGCCTGCGCGAGCTGGTCGAGACGGAAGGTACGTACATGACCAAGACGCCGAACGGCTACGAACAGCCGCACCAGGCGTACTACGTGGCGCGCGATCTGCGTAAAGAACTGCTGGCTTACCTACCCGAATGCTGCCTGACGATCCCATCCTTTGCGAACGTCCGAAGCAAGCTCGGCGGAAGCGGGCAGCTCGATCTGCCGTTCAGCTCCCTGGTGGCCCACGCGAGCGCGGATCGAAAAAGCTACTCGGCGCGGTAACACCGCTTGCCCTGCAGGTCTGGGACACCGACTACGGTTTGCCTGTCCTGCGGGGCGAGATTCTGGTGGGGCGGCGGACCTACCAGGCCGTCGCGCGGCACTACCAGGATCTGCTGGACGGGCCGGCGCGGGGGCTGGAATTCAGCCCGGGCCATGCCTGGCATGTCATTGATTTCATCCAGAACAACTTCGTCCACATCCGCGGCCCGCTGGCGCGCCAGCCGGTACTGCTGGACCCGTGGCAGAAGTTCTGGACCGCGGTGCTCTACGGGTGGCTTCGGTCATCGGATGGGCTGCGTCGGTTCAGCACCGGCTACGAGGAGGTAGCACGCAAGAACGGCAAGTCGACCTGGAAGGGGCCGCAGGCTGCATACATGTTCATGATGGATGGCGAGGTGGGCGCCGAGGTGTACACCATCGCCACCACGCGCGACCAGGCCATGGCGGTCTTCAAGCCGGCCCTGGACAATATCAAGCGCTGGGCCCGCGAGTCGCCGGGGATCGCCAAGAACTTCAAGATCCACGACGGCAAGAATCAGGAGCAGATCACCTTCGACAGTTCGGAGTTCCGCCCGCTGCCGGCCAATGCCGATGCGCTGGACGGGAAGAACCCGCACGCCACCTTTGTCGATGAGCTGCACGCGCATAAGACCCGCGAAGTGTGGGAGGTCATGGAGAGCGCCCGCGGCGCGCGCAGTCAGCCGTTGCAGTCGGCGATCACGACGGCGGGCTTCATTCTCGATGGCGTGTGCGTCGATGTGCGCAACTACCTGATCAGCATCCTGGAAGGCAAGCGGCAAGATGATTCGTTCTTTGGCTACATCTACACGCTCGATGAAGGTGACGACCCCTTCAGCGAGCGCAACTGGCCGAAGGCAAACCCGGGCCTGGGTATGTCCAAGACCTGGGAATACATGCGCTCGATGGCGCGCAAGGCGGCGGCGCTGCCCAGTGCCTTGGTCAACTTCAAGACCAAGGATCTCAACATCTGGTGCAACGACGCCGAAGGGTGGTTCAACGTCGACGTGTGGGACAAGGGCAAGAAGCCATTCGACCCGCTGGCCCTGCGCGGCCGGCGGTGTTTTGGCGGTATCGATCTGTCGCAGACCACCGACCTGACGGCCTTCGTGCTGGTGTTCCCGCCGACCGAAGACGATCCCTACTGGTACGTGTTGGCCTGGACCTACTGCCCGCGTGCCCGGGTTCTGGCGCAAAAGGATGACGCGGCCCCCTATGCGAAGTGGGAACAGGCCGGGCACCTGACGGTGACCGAGGGCGACATCGTGGACTATGCCCCGATGAAGCGGCAGATCCTGGCGGCCAGCCAGCTGTACGACATCGTCGAAATGGCCTACGACAAGTGGAACGCGACCCACCTGGTCAATGAGCTGGTAGAGGAAGGCGTCGTGATGGTGGAGGTGCCGCAGAACACCGGCGGCATGTACCCGGGCTCCAAGCTGCTGGAGCTGTGTGTGTATGGCAAGCGGCTGCGGCACGGTGGAAATCCAGTCCTGCGCTGGGCTGCGATGAACGTGTCGCTGCTATTCGATTCGAACGGCAACTTCAGGCCGGACAAAAAGAAGTCTTCGACGAAGGGTCGGATAGATCCCATCGTCGCTGCCGTGCTGGCGCTCAGTCGGGCTGCCGTGCATGAGCCTCGTGATCTATCCGATTTCCTCAACGATCCAATCGTCTTCTGATGAAAATACTCACCAAAGCCTCGGCTGGGATCGCCCAGTGGCTGGGCCGATCGCTGGGCCTTGCCGATTCGGGATTCTGGCGCTGGTACTTCGGCTCCGACAACTACGCCGGCAAGACCGTGACAGCCCAGACGGCCCTGCAGTTGTCGGTGGTGTGGGGCTGCGTGCGGCTGCTGTCGCAAGTCGTCGGGACGTTGCCGGGGTTCCTGTATGTCAGGGATGCCAACGGGCGGCGCCGGCTGGCCACCGAACACCCGCTGTATACCATCCTGCACGACCAGCCGAACGCCGACATGACGGCGGCGGATTTCTGGCAGTGCCTAATCGCCTGCGTGGCGCTGTGGGGCAATAGCTACGCGCTGATTCACCGGGTGGCCGGCCGGATCGTCGCCCTGGATCCGCTGCGGCCTGAGCTCATGGTGGTCAAACTCAACAAGGCGGGTGATCGGGAATACCACTACACCGATCTCAAAGGCAAGCTGACCATCTATAGCGAGTCGGAGATCTTCCACATCAAGGGGTTCTCCCTGGATGGTCTGATCGGGCTGTCGCCAATCGCCTATGCCCGCAACACGCTGGGCACGGCCATGGCGCAGGAAGAGACAGCCAGCCGAATATTTGCCAACGGCCTGCGGCCCAGCGGCGTGGTGTCGACCGACCAGATCCTGACCCCCAAGAACCGGGACGAGATCCGCAAAAGCGTGTTGGCGCAGGTCGCGTCATCGTCGCAGTCGGGCGGTACGGTCGTGCTCGAGGCCGGCATGAAGTATCAGCCGGTGACGATGAACCCGGAAGATGCGCAGTTGCTGCAAAGCCGCGCCTTTTCCATCGAAGAGCTGTGCCGCTGGTTCTACAACATCCCACCCATTCTGATAGGCCATTCGCAGCAGGGTCAGACGATGTGGGGCAGCGGGGTGGAGCAGGTCATCATGGGCTGGCGCGTGATGGGTCTAGGTCCGTTGGTAGTGGGCATCGAGCAGTCGGTTCGCCGGCAGCTGCTGGCGCCCGTCGAGCGCCGCGACCATTACTGGAAATTCTCGCTGGAAGGGCTGATGCGAGCCGATTCTGCTGGCCGCGCGCAGCTCTATGCCTCGAAGGCGCAGAACGGCCTGGCGAGCCGCAACGAACTGCGCGAACTCGAAGACGATCCGCCGTACGAAGGCGGCGAGATCTTCACCGTGCAGTCCAACCTCACCCCGATTCAAAGCCTGGGCCAGCAGTCTGAAGACCGGCAGGCGAAGTCGGCCCTCCAGCAGTGGCTGGGCCTCCCAACGTTCGAGGACAAGAAATGAAGCGAAAAGACGCAGCGATGCAGATCCGATCATTCGATTACGAAGTCAAGGCCGTCAGCGAAGACGGCCTTTTTTCTGGGTACGGCTCGGTCTTCGGCGTGGTCGACAGCTACAACGAAGTGGTGGCACCCGGCGCTTTTGTCGAAAGTCTGGCCGACACGCGCGCGAAAGGCCGAACGCTGCCGGTGCTGTGGCACCACCGCGCGCCCGAGCCTATTGGTCACTGGGACATTTCCACGCTCAAGGAAGATTCCCATGGTCTGTACGGCGCAGGCCAGTTGTGGCTGCAGGACGCTGCCTATGCCAAGACGGCCTACCGGGGGTTGCAGACGCGCGCGATCACGGGCCTGTCTATTGGCTATTACGTGCGCGACGATTCGTACGACGAGAAGACCCGGCTGCGCACGCTGAAGAAGCTGGACCTGGTCGAGATTTCCATTGTCACCGCGCCCGCCAACGATGAGGCGCGCATCGACGCAATCAAGGCGCGCCTTGCCCATGGGGCGCTGCCAGAACTTCCCGACTTCGAGCGGTTCCTGCGCGAGGCAGGCTTTTCGAAGTCGCAGGCCGCGGTGATCGCGAATCGTGGCCTGAAGCATTTGCTCCGGAGCGAGTCCGAGGGCCACACCGCGATATCCAACGAACTGGCCCAACTGGCGCACCACGCGTCGGGCTTCTCTCTTCCCAAATTCTAAGGAAACACCATGCGAATCAGTCAACTCGAACAGTCGGCGCTGGCCGTCGCCGTAGGCAAAGGCCTGCAGGCGCGCGCCATGGAGCGCAAGAGCGCCGGCGGTGCCGGTGGCGAGGGCGGCGACGCGCTCGAAGTCAAAGAGCTCGTCAAGGCCCTGACGCAGCGCGACGACGAAATCAAGAAGTTTGCCGAAAAGGCGACGGAAGAAATCAAGTCGCTGGGCAAAGTCTCTGACGAAACGCGCGAGGCCCTGGAAAAAATCTCGGCCGAAGGTATCAAGATGAACGATCGTCTGCTCGAGCTCGAGCAGAAAATGGTTCGTCGGGCGGGCAACGACAACGAGCGCATCAAGTCGGTCGGCGAGCAATTCGCCGAAACCGAGGACTACAAGGAGCTGTCCAGCAAGGGTCGTGGCACCGCGCGCATGCGCCTGAAGGCGGTGACCAATATCACCAGCATCACGACCGGAACCGGCGGCGTTGGCGCGGCGATCGAACCCACCCGCGTGCCGGGCATCATCAGCCGCCCCGACCGGCCGATGACGATCCGTGATCTGCTGATGCCGGGGCGCACCGCATCGGACTCGATCGAGTTTGTGCAGGAAAGCGGCTTCCAGAACATGGCCGGCCCCGTGGCCGAAGGCGCCGACAAGCCCCAGTCGGACCTGTCGTTCGAGCTGAAGACCACCCCGGTTCGCACTATCGCGCATTGGATGCGTGCGTCCAAACAGGTGCTGGCCGATATTCCGCTGCTGCAGAGCTACATCGACGGCCGGCTGCTCTACGGCCTGCAGTACGTCGAAGAGCAGCAACTGCTGGCGGGCGATGGCACGGGCCAGAACCTGCTGGGGCTGATCCCGCAGGCGACCCCGTTCGACGACGCACTGCGCCAAACGGGCGACACGAAGATCAAGACGTTGCGTCGCGCCATCCTGCAGGTCCGCCTGGCGGAGTACCGCGCCAGCGGCATCGTCCTGAACCCGATTGACTGGGCGGACATCGAACTCGAGACGGATGCCAATGGTCGCTACATCTGGGTCAACGTCGTCGAGGGTGGCCAGGCGCGGATGTGGCGTTTGCCGGTGGTGGAAACCACGGCCATCCCGCAGGGCTCGTTCCTGGTCGGTGCCTTCGACATGGCCGCCCAGATCTTCGACCGTGAAGACGCCGCGGTCGAGGTGTCGACCGAGGACGGCGACAACTTCCGCAAGAACATGGTGACGATCCGTGGCGAAGAGCGCCTGGGTCTGGCGGTGTACCGCCCCGAATCGTTCGTGTTCGGCGACTTCGAGGCGCCCGAAACGCCTTAAGCACCCTTCAACCATCAGCCATAAGGGCCGGCCGGGGCAACCTGGCCGGTAGGAAACCATGGAAGTGATAGTCCAAAGAGCATTCCTGAACGGTGCTGACTGGGTGAAGCCGGGCCAGCCGCTCACCGTGTCGGACGGCCGCGGCAAAGATCTGGAGGCAAACAAGCTGGTTCGTCGCAAAGGCGCGGGCGACCCCAGCCCGGCATCGGCCAGCGCGAAGGGGCGCGCGCGGCCGGGCGGCGCCCGGGGCGCCACCAAAGCGGCTGCCGGCAAGCAAGCCGCCACGCCGTCGAACAAGCAGGCCCCGGCTGCTGAAACGCCGCCCGCCGGTCCTGCCGCCACCCAGGAAAACCCGCAGGCATCCAACGGCGATGCTCCCGCCGCGTCGAACAAGGGTGATGGCGATGGCGCTGCCGACGCTTGACGAGGCGAAGCTGCACCTGCGCGTCGATTTCGACGACGACGACACGCTGATTTCATTGCTGCTGTTGGCGGCTATCGAGTCTGCCTCCAATTTCCTGGCCCGGCCGATACCGTGGCCGAAGCTGGACGATGAGGGGGTGCCGGTCGTGGACGGGGCTGGGGATCCGGTCATCGAACCGGTGCCCGAATCCGTAAACGCCGCCATCAAGCTGGAGCTGGGTGCGCTGTACGCCAATCGGGAGCCCGAGGCGCCGGTGCGCTCGCCGGCCTTCAAGGCGTTGCTGACGCCGTACCGGACAGGAATGGGTGTATGAAGGCCGGTCCCCTGAACAAGCGCATCGCCATCGAGCGACCGGTGTACGAGCGCACCACGACGGGCGCGCAGCGCCTGCTGGGCTGGGAGCCGGTCGGCAGTGCGGCGAACCCGCAGGGGCGCTACTGGGCCTCGGTCGAGCCGCTGCGTGGACGCGAGTACTACGCAGCGGGCGTGCAGATCCGAGCTGACATGGACACACGCATCGTGATGCGCGTGCAGCCTTCGGTGCAGTTCGACGCGACGATGCGGGCGACTTACGGGCAGGCGGTCTATGGGTTCGTGTCAGTCGCCAATGTCAAGGAAGCGGGCGACATGCTGGAAATCACGGCCAAGGCCGGCGGGGTGTCCGATGGTCGATAGGGTCAAGATGACCGGGTTGCGCGAGATGGGCGCGGCGTTTCGTGAGCTGGACGCCCGGCTGCAGAAACGGATCGGGCGCAGCGCTGTGTCGGCGGGCGGCCGGGAGCTGCAGCGCGAGGCCAAGCGCCAGGCGCCAGTGCTGAAGGATCCCGATCCTCGACGCAAGCCCGGTACGGTGCGCGATGCGACGCGGGTCAAGGCGGTGCGCAAGAGGACCGGTCAGTTCGAGGCCCGCGTCTGGGTCAAGGGCATCGGGTCGAAAAAGGTCAAGGCGTTCAAAGCGACTACGGGCCTGAATAGCAGTGACAACCCGAATGATCCCTACTACTGGTGGATGGTGCATTTCGGCACGTCGAAGTTGCCGGCCAATCCGTGGATGTCGCGGGCTTTCGACGCCAAGAAGTTGGCGGCGGCGCAGAAGACAGCGACCCAGCTGGGGAAACGCCTGGAGGCCGAGGGCAAGGTCATCGGCAACACAATCGGAAAGGTGAAGTAGATGAGCGTCGCGGAAACCCTGGCAAGCGTCCTGGGGCCTCTGGTGGGCGGCCGTGCCTATCCGGTGTTGCTGCCGCAGGACCTGGCCGACTGGCCGGCCATTCGCTACACGGCCTACCTCGTTCCTGCCAATACGAACTGCGGCTCGTCGGATCTGGGCGACTACCGGATCCAGGCCGATGTGTTCGGGGTCGAGTACGACGCCGTCGCCGCCCTGGCGGCACAGGGTGGGCCGGTGTGCCTGGCTATCGAGGGTGCGTTCGAAAGCTTCGAACTGGTCGCCATCGATGAGGACTTCGAGGAAGACGGAAGACTTTTCCGCCGGCGGATCGAGTATTCGGTCGCGGCAACTTGATAGGGCGTCGCCCATTTTTCTTTCCCGGCAATCGGGATAACTCACACTCAGAGGTGCATTTATGTCCAAGGGTAAAACTACCCGATTCAACGGGTCGCGCTACGCCGTGCAGACCGGCTTCGAAGACACCCCGAAGGCCATCACGCTGGCCACGTCCACCAAACCCATTGTGCTGACGGTGACCACCCATGGCTACGCATCGGCCGACGTGGTGCAAGTGGTCGGGCTGCACGAAGATGTCGACGCCACCTACGCCATCAAGGTGCTGACCGCCGATACCTTCGAGCTGCGAGGCAGCAATGGCGAGGACTACGACTTCACGGATGTCGCGGAAGCGACCGTGGCGCGCGGCGTGTTCGCCAACATCTGCGAACTGACCAGTTACAACGAGGTCGGCGACACCCGCGCCCAGCTTCCCACGTCGACGATCTGCTCGGATGACGAGGAAGAATCCGAGCCCGGCTCCCGCACGCCCGGCACGCTGACCCTGCAGTTCAATTCGGCGCCGGCCACCGCCAGCCAGCAGGCGCTGCAGGCCCTGGACGACGCTACCACGAAGTTCTGGTCGCGGCTGCGCCTGACCAATGGCCAGGGCACGATGCTGGTGCACGGCTATATCCAGACGGGCATCGGCATGGATGGTTCGACCGGCGCGCTGTTCACGGGCGGGGTCACCATCCAGAAGACCCCGCCTGTCAGCGGCGCGCGGTCGAAAGTCTGGTTCCCGACCGTGACGGGTGCGTGAGGTGCAAGCCATGGACCAACGTGAACCCAACGCCCAGGAACTGCGCGCACACATCCTGGCGCACAAGCCCAAGATGAAACCCGTCGAAGTGCTGGGCCAGAAAGCCTACATGCGCCAGGACCTGAGCGTGGGGGAGGCCAACGACTATTACCAGGCCGCCCGCAAGCGCAAGATCAAGCTGGCCGAAGCAGCCGGAATCGAGCTGACGTTCGATGATGCCGAGGCGCTGCAGTCGGAACTGGACGCCATCGCGGACCCCTATGCCATGGCCTCGCGCATCGCACATCGCTTGTGCGACAGCGCCGGTACGCGGATATTCGACCCCTCGCTCGAAGACGATCTTAAGTTCATCAACGGACTGGGCAATGAGTTCCTGCAGGCGGCCGATACCGGCGAGGAACCCATCGAAAAAAACTGACGCCCCGGCGCGAGTTCCAGCTACTGCTGTGCCTCGCGCTGGGTAAGTTGCCGGCCGAGATCGAGGCCATGCCCGAACAGCATCTTGTGGAGTTCGAACGGCTCTACGAGAAACAGCCATTCGGCCTATGGCGAGACGACTTTCGGGTGGCGCAACTGGCTGTTGTCGTGGCTCGCGCGGCCGGCAACAAGATGCTGGGCGTTGACCAGGTGATGAGCTTCTGGGGCCAGTCAGACCAGGCCGGGGCCGGCGACATCGGGACCCTGGTGCTGGATGCCGAAGTGGTGGGCTGAAGTCGATCCACCTGAAACGTGAAGCAATGAAACGGGAGCCTCCATGGCTGGCGGTGCAATTGGCAAGCTGAACATGCTGCTCGGTCTGGATACGACCGAGTTCAGTTCGGGCCTCACGAAATCGGAATACAGCGCGCGCCAGGCCATGGAGCGCATTCGCCGCGGCATGGCGGCGGACATCGGACGCGTGGCGGGCCTGTGGGCGGGCTTCGCGCAAGGTGTTACCGATGCGCTGATGCAGATTCCGCGCGAGGCCTTGACGGCAGTCAAGAACGCCGTCGACGAAATGGATGCGGTGTCCGATCGCGTGCAGCGGCTGGGCATCGGGGCGGAATCGTTGCAGGAGCTGTCCTATTACGCCGAGTTCTCTAGCGTTTCGATTGAAGGGCTCGACACGGGTATCAAGACGCTGTCCAAGAACATGGAGGCGGCGCAGCGCGGCACCAAGACGCAGGCGGCGCTGTTCAAGGCGTTGGGCGTCGACGTGGCCGACAGCACGGGCAAGCTGCGCGGCGCGGATGAGGTGATGCGCGATGTGGCGGATCGCTTTGCCCGAATGGAGGATGGCGCGAACAAGACCGCCATCGCGCAGGAGCTTTTCGGCAAGACTGGCGCCGATATGATCGTCATGCTCAATGGCGGGGCGGCAGGCTTCGACGAGGCGGCTGCGCGGGCGCGCGACTTCGGCATCGTGGTCGGCGAAGACGTGATTGACGCTGCCGCACAGTTCAATGACTCCATGGATGATATGCAGCGCATCGCCAAAGGGGCGTTCAACGAACTGGCCGCCGCGGCGTTGCCGGTGCTCAACACGTTTATTGAAAGGGTGTTGACAGCTCGGAAGGAACTAAAGGACTTTCTGGGCGCGGTTCAAGGTGCCGCCTATGACTCACTCTTTGGTAACGAAAACCCATTCCTGGCCATTGGGGAGTATGAGAAGCAGCGGGAGTCTATTCAGCGCGAACTGGATGCGCTGCAGCGCGGCGACATCCTGGCCCACGCAAACTCGATCCTGGTCGGTGTTACCGAAATGGATATGCAGGACCAGCTGCGCATTGTCGACCGCTATATCGCATCCGCACGGGCCCGTATCGATCAGGCGACTAAGGAGTGGGGCATTGATGTTCCCACCGGGACGGTGCCGACACTTGCGCCAGTGACGGTTACCGGAAGTGATGGCGGCAAGGGCGGCGGAAAAGCGCGCCTGGACCAAGGCCAGCGCTATATCGAGCAGATGCAGCAGCGACTGGAGCTGATTGGCCGGGAAACCGAAGCTGAGAAACTGCTGGCGAACATCGCCACGGGTGCTATTACGTTCAAGACCGATCAGGAGCGCAGTTTCGCGCTGGCCCTGGCCGCGTCCACCGACGCCGTCAATGACCAGATGGAAGCGATCGAGGTGGCGAAGAAGCGGACCGAGCAGTACGCCAAGCTGATGGATCAGCTGTACCCCGAACGGGCCAAGGCAGAGGATTTCATCGGCCAGGTGGCCGTGCTGGGCGAAAACCTGGATGTCGACAGCCCCGAGTATGCGGATGCGCTGGAGCGGCTGACGAAGCGGTTTGGCGAGACAACCGACACCCTGACGGAATTCGCCAAAGAGGGCGCCCGGAACATCCAGGGCTATCTGGGCGACGGCATCTATGACCTGGTGTCTGGCAAATGGGAAGGGATGGGGTTGAAGTTCGCCAACATCCTGGCGCGCATGGGCGCCGATCTGGCGGCATCCGAGCTGGGCAAGTTGCTGCTGGGCGGCTATGGATCTTCCTCCAGTGGGGTGGGTGGTCTGTTCGGAAGTCTGTTAAGCGGGGCCACGCAGTGGCTGTTTGGCGGTAAGACTGGCGTTGCGCTGGGTGGCACCTCGGGCTTGAGCGGAAGCTGGGGCGCGGTTCTGGGTGGCCGGGCCAATGGCGGATCCACCGCCGCCAACGGGCTGTATGAACTCAACGAGCGCGGCTGGCCGGAGCTGTACACGACGCGCGGGCGGACCTTCCTGGCGACAGGCGCGGGCGGCGGCTATGTCACGCCGCTTGACACTGGATTCGGCGCCTCGGCCATGCCCCGCATCACGGTCAACAACTACGGCACGCCCCAGCAGTATGAAGCGGAAAGCATATCGCGGGACGAGATCAGGCTGATCGCCCGCGATCAGGTCTATGAGGAAGGTCCCCGGATGATGGAAACGCAGTTCGGCCAGGCGAATTCGCGCGGCTCGCGCGCCATGGGCCGGTCATTCAATGTGGCGCGCAAGCGATGATCAAGCTACGTCTGCCATTCCTGCCCCTGCAGGAAGGCTACTCGGTCCAGTTCGGTGACGGTACGCAGCGCATCGCCCTCGATGGAGGGCCGGCGCGCTACCGGGCAGGCGTGCAGGGTAGCCCGAATACCGTCACGGCGTTCTGGCGCCTCCGCGACGAGAAATACAGCCTGTTCATGGGGTTCTACCGCGCCTGCCAGGCGCAGGGGGGCGGGCCCTTCGAAGTCGATCTCAAGATCGACGGGCATGAAAAGCGGCGGTATGAGGCTCATTTTCTGCCTGAATCTGTGCGCCTGGTCAGCAAGGCCGGACGCTTTTTCACCGTGGCCGCGACGCTGGAGGTGGACACGTTGCCCGAGTTTGACGGCGGAGACCTGGACTACTGGGCTTCGCTAATCATGCTGCTGGTTATCTACGGCAGTCTCCCAGCTGCGCAGGAGATCCTGAATCTGCTGGCGAAGCTCGTGAACGAGGATCTGCCCCATGCCTGACATCAATCCCGAAGCCGATTTCTATTTCGCCGCGCCAGCGTCCACGGCCGGTATCGAGACGCTGGAAATCAGCCAGATCAGCTTCTCGCAGGTCTGGTACCTGCAGTTCCACTACCGGCTGGGGTTGTGGGCTCGCCTGGAGAATGCCGAACAGGTGTTTTTCCAGTATGTGCCCATGCGGCTGCGCAAGCTCGAGGAAACCGGAAACCTGGATTTTGGCCTGACCGTGACGCTGGGCGACCTGGGCGAGATCCTGCCCGACGAGATCCAGCGCGCGCGCGACGCCGGCACGCTGCGCACGCATCGCCCGCGTGTGGTTTACCGCGTCTATCGCAGCGACAGCTTGGAAGCGCCGATGGTCGGGCCGATCGTGCTGCAGGCGCGGGAGATTTCGCGCACCAATGACGGGGCACAGTTCAATGCCAAGGCGCCCGAGCTGAATGTCAGCAAGACCGGCGAGATCTATAAGACCGACCGGTTTCCGATGCTGCTGGGGTTCCTATGACCATCGATGACTTGCTGCACCGCGAGTACGACCGCAAGACCTACAACTGCCTGCACTTCGCGGCTGACGCCTGGGAACTTCTGACCGGCGACGGCCGGCTGCGCCAGGTGCGCGAAGACGATTTCAAGGCGGGCCGGCTGGCTGCCCTGTTCCGAGACTACCGGCGCGTGGCAGGGCCCACCGTCACACCCGCCATTGTGCTGATGGAGACGCTGGAAGGGGAGGCCCATATTGGCGTCTGCGTTCGGCAGCGGCTGCTGCACAACAGCGAACTGGGCCCGACATTTTTCTCGGTGGAAGCAATGGCGCCCTTATACCGAAACATGAGGTACTACGCATGAGCGTGCTGGTGTATCTGTATCGCGCGCCGGACGTGGCAGCGCCCGAGAAACATTTTGTCGACGGGGATGTGACAGCCTTCCTCCGTCGCGAGTTTGGCAGGCGCCATTTTCCGGCGGGCGGGCGAATTGTCGACATGTCGACCGGCGCAATCGTGACGCCCGCTGCGCCGGAGGATGAGCAGCGCCTGAACACTCTAACCGGCCCGCTTGTTGTGGAGGTGTTCCCGCGAGATCCAAGCACGCTCGTGGCCATCGCCGTGTCGCTCGCGCTGTCAACGGCATCGATGATCCTGACGGCTATTCTCGCCCCGGATCCGCCCAATGCCACGCAGCGGAACGTGCAGCAGGAGAGCCCGAATAATGGGCTGTCCGAGCGTACCAACGAGGCACGCATCAACGGCAGGCTCCCGGATATCTACGGGACCGTGCGTTCCACGCTGGATCTGCTCGCGCCGCCGTACAAGATATTCTTGAACCACGTCGAGCAGGAAATCGCCTACATGTGCGTAGGCCGGGGCAGCTATGAGATCCACGATGTGCGTGACGACACCACCTCGATATCGCAGATCGCGGGGTCCTCGGTGCAGGTCTACGGCCCCTTCACATCGCCGAACAGCGGCGCGCCGCAGCTGACCATCGGCGACCCCATCAACATTCCCGTCCTGACAGCCAAGCGTGTGGGCTCGGTAAACGGCCAGACCCTGCTGCCCCAGGATGCTGGCCGGGTGGTGCGTGCGTCCACGCGTTTCGAGTCGCCCAATGTGGTGCGGTACCTGGGCTCCAGCGCCGACTATGCCGATCTGTTCGTGCCCGGCGACACGGTAGTGATCTCGGAAGCTGCCCAGACAGAGGGCATCTTCACCTACTCGCTGGGCCCGGATGAGGCGCAGTTCAGGGCCGATGGCGAGCCAGAATGGGGCGAAGTGGTCATTCCGGGCAATCGCACGGCCGACTGGGGCGGTGGGATGGTCATGACGATCACCAACGGAACAATCCACTGGACCCAGAATACTGGCGGCGATGCCGGCCAGGATTACGAGGTATACGGCAATGTCAACGGGATTTACCCAGTACTGTATTCAACCTACGACGAGCTGGCCGCTACGACGGCGGTACGCCTCGACATATCTAGCAACACTGGCGCCTGGAGCGCTTTCCGGAACCGATTTTCAGAGGTGCGGGGCGGGCCGACGCTCAGCCGGCCTTCCGGTGTAGTGCAGTTCGACCTGTCGGGCACCTACGTGGTCAACACTGTCACGTCGACCACGCTGACCCTGAACAACCCGGCCGCGGTCAATCCGGGCTGGGATGTGATGCTGAACGACTATGGCGGCCAGTCGAAATCACTGCGTCCAGTGATTGTCACTAGCGGGGAACGTTGGGTGGGTTGGATGGAGGTGAGGTCGTTCGACTATATCGACGAGGTAATTGGCAATGTTATTGCCCTGAATGGTCTGTACGCAGACAACGGACAGTCTCAAAGCCGTCGTGATGTTGCCTACCGACTGGAGGCACAGCGACTGGATGAGGCGAATAATCCGACCGGGCCAATACAGATTTATGACCGAACTATTCAAGGCTCGGCTGTGAGTAGGTCGACACGTGCGGACACTCTGCGAGCAGCGCTGGGCGGAGTCCGAAGCAAAGCGTGGCGGTTCCGCAACCGCCGGATTACTCCTTCTGACGATGACTTCGAAGGCTCGGTCGTTGACGAGATCAAGTGGCGAGACCTGTACGTGGCGTCGTATGTCAATGAACCCCACTTCGGTAACATCACGACCGCCCAGTCGGTGACCTTCGCCACCGATGGCGCGTTGGCCATCAAAGAGCGCAAGTTGAACATGCTAGTGACGCGCAAGCTGCCACGCCGGGAAGCGGATGGCAGCTTTTCCGCCGAGCTGTATCCGACCAACAATGTCGCCGACATCATATCGGCTATCTGCCTGGACTCGAAGATTGGGAATCGCACGCTGGCAGAAGTGGATTTCGACAACGTTTACCAGACCGCGCAGGCTGTCCGCGACTACTTCGGGGTGGATGTCGCGCAGTTCAACTACACCATCGATTCCGACAATCTGAGCTTCGAGGAAACGATCGCGATGATTGCGGAGGCGGTGTACTGCAAGGCCTACCGTCGAGGCAGCGTGATCCGCCTACTCTTCGAGCGGGAGACGGATGACAGTTCACTGCTATTCAACCACCGGAACAAGGTGCCCGGCAGTGAACAGCGTACCGACCAGTTCGGCAATTCCGAAGGCAATGACGGCGTCGAGTATCAGTGGATCGATCCTGAAAACGATGCCCCCGTGACAATCTACTTGCCGGAAGACCGCTCGGCGGTGAACCCCAAGCGTATCGAGTCGGTGGGCGTGCGCATCTATGAGCAGGCCTACCTGCACGCCTGGCGCGCCTGGAACAAGATCCAATTCCAGGATGAAGTGGCGGAATTCACCGCGTTGCCGGAGGCCAACATGCTGACGGTCAGCGAGCGGTTTCTTTGTGCGGATAACACGCGGGGCCAAAGCCTGGATGGCGACGTGCTGGCCGTGGATGCGGATGAGCCGCGGTTGATAACGCTGTCTCAGCCGATCGATTGGCAGGATGGGCAGGCCTATCGAATCTTCCTGCAAAACAGTGACGGACGGGTCGAGGCGATGGAGGTGACGTATGGCGGTAGTCGGCGCCACGCATTGCTGGAGCGCGTGCCGCGTACGCCGATCGTGGCGAGAGGCGAGGCCTACAACACGACCACCTACATCATTGGCGTGGGAGAGAGTCCCCGCCAGGCGCGGCCGTTCTTGGTGACTGAGAAAGGGTCGCCGAATGACGACGGCACGATCCCCGTGACAGCCATCAACTACGACGCCCGGTATTACCAGAACGACCTGGATTTCCACGCATAGCAGTACACCACATTGACTACCCCGCCGCCGAGCGGGGTTTTTTATTGCGAGTTCGTATGAAATACATTACCGCGCAAGATCTGCAGGGCGCGAGCACGGACGCCAGCACCCTAGAGAAGTTTGTCAATGGCCCGCTTGGCGAGCCGAATGTCAACCGGGTTGGCAATGATGTCTCCAACCTGGAGACGTTGAGAGGCGAGGTGCTTGAGGTGGCAGCCGGCGCCGCGCGCATGGTCACGTACTTGACTCAGGCCGACATGTACGCGGATCTGGCTCAGCCCGTACCCACCGTAGGACAGGTGACAAACGATCCGAACCCCGCGCTGAATGGATACTACGTATGGAATGGCACTGCCTGGTTATGGTCGGGCCTTCAGCCGCCTAGCGCTGCGCAGCTGGACCAGGTTGCCGCCGACGCATTGGCCGTCGGGGTAAGTGCCCGTGGGCTATGGCCATACCCGTGGCGGGTCGCCGATGGGGCCGGCAACATGTTGGCTTATGTGGATGGGCGTGCTGGTGTATTTCGCACGTTGACGGATCAGTTGCCGGGTCTGCCGTACCTGGGCGCGGTGTACCGGTACTTGGTGCAGGTCGCAGGCCGCGCTGCTTTTGGTGTGACGCATCGCGGGGGCTTCGTCGCGGGCGGTGAGCAGTTGCTCGACGGCGACTATCGACTGACGTGGTCGCAAGGCGGCCGGATTGTCATGGGGCAACGCCATGACGGTTCCCTTGATATGGGCACGGGCTTGCGCGGCCGTTCCCGGGTTTACACAAAGGGTGTCGAGGGCGCGCGCCAAATCTACGCTTGGAATGAACGTCTGGGCGAGCTTCAGATCACGGACAACGTGTATGACAACTGGGCGCCAGAATTGGTGCAGGGGGAGGTTCAGTGGCTGACCGATGCATTCGGCTCCATAGCGTTGCGTCGCCGGCAGGTGGTGCCCGGCGGCCCGTTCGGTCCTGAGATTGCTCGGGTTGTGTTTGCCCTGGCGTCGGGCCAGTCTCTGGCGATCGGTGCCGCCACGGTGCCAATGACGGTGACGCCGCCGGCCCCCGACCGACTGGTTACATTCAACCATGGTGTGCGTCGAGATGGCGATTTAAGCACCGTGCCGATCCGACCGTGGGAAGTTGAATGGTTGGTCCCAGGCGCTTCCAACATTGCAGAGGTTCCTCTGATACAGCAGTCGGCGACGGCGCTGCTTGGCACCGTCCGCTATGACGATGATGTCGCGATAATCGCGGGCGAGTACGGCAAGGGTGGCACATCGATCACCGAACTGGGCAAGGGGTCGACGCCGTATCAAAACGGCATCACGGCGGCACAACGCGCAAAGCAACTGTGCGACGAGGCTGGCCTTGAGGTTGTGTGCCCAGTTGCGACTTGGATTCAAGGTGAAGCGGACCGGGACATGCCTGCCGGCGAGTACAGCATGTGGATGCTGGATCTGCAGCCGAACTACGACACTGATCTGCGCGCGATCTTCACAGCCCAAGTTTCGCCGATCCTGGTGCTGCTAGATCAGATTTCAAGCTGGACTGCCTACGGCTCCACGGAATCGCTGGTGCCGTTCGAGCAGTTGCAGCTGGCGCTGGACCATCCGGATCAGTTCCTCTGCGCAGGGCCGAAGTATCACCTGCTGCATGCCGATGATGGTGTGCATATGCGATCTGAATCGTCGCGCCGGCTCGGAGCAAAATTCTCGGAAGCAATGATTGCGGCGTATCGGGGCGAGGCATGGTTGCCGACGCACGCGACCGGCGCCGAGCTATCTGGCACTGTCGTAACGATCACTTTCCATACGCCGCATGCGCCCCTGGTCGCCGATACCGTGAACGTGCTCGATCCCGGCGATTTGGGCCTACGTTGGATCGACGCTGGCGACGGCAATGCCGTCTCGATCACATCGGTGGTTGTCAATATTGACAACACCGTTTCCGTCGCGCTATCGGGCGTTCCCACCGGTACCGGTCAGATGATTGGCATCGCCGATATTGGGACCGCAGGGGCCTCTGGCGGCCCGACGACCGGGCCGCGGTCTTGTCTGCGCGACTCATCGCCCTATGTCGACTTGCAGGGTCATCCGATTTTTAACTGGGCATGCCATCAACGCGTGCCTGTCACCGTCATCTAAAGAGGAAGTCATGGCAATCAACGGACAATCCATCATCCTACCCGGCGTTGCGGCGGCGGCAGCCAGCGGCGCGCGGAACGACATGACGCAGGGCGATAGTGCCGCTGCGATGATCCCTGACCTGATGACCTGCCTTATGGCTGAGTCCGTGCGCATCACGCCGGCGGGTTTCGAGGGGTTCGACGCGACCGACAGCCGGCTGCTCATCACCTCTGGTGTCAATGCCGGCCTGATCGCGGTCAACCAGCAGGATCCCATCTTCGCGGGCCGGCCCTCGATCACCATGCCGAATGCCTCGGGGCTCGATATGCCGGCGGGTAGTGCTGGCGGGATTCAGTCCTATACCGCCGTGCTGGTCATGGCGCATGCCGCCGAAGGGTTGGCGGGTGGCGAGAACAGGATTCTGACCATCGTCAATCCGAACGGCGACACCGTCGCATTGACCATCCGGCGGTTTGGCGCCCAGCTGTCTGCGCCCGGTCTGTATATCCAGCCGTACAGCGCGACCGGCAATGATCGGCTGTCAATCCTGGAATCGACCGGGACATTGCCTGTGGCAGATTCCACCGTGGTCTACGTGGTGGATTGGTCTAACAGCGCCAAGTTGCTGCGCCTTGGCGTGAATTCGTCGGTGGCCACGGCGCAGACCGCCTTGCCGAACTCGTTTGCGGCGGCTACGGACGCGAACGCCCGTTGGCGGCTGGGTCCGTCCATCGCTGGCCCAGCGATCGGCCGTATCGCGCGCTTGTATGTATGGCCACGATCGCTCATGTCCAGCACCATCGGAACCCAACAACTCACCGACTTGGTGGCGGCGCTGAAATCGACCTACGGCATCGCCTGATTACAGCAAGCCTGAATGCCCGCTTCGGCGGGTTTTTCCGCCTGGAGAGATCATGCGTACCATCGTTATCACCGCGGGGCACAGCAACACAGACCCCGGCGCAGTCGGCGGCGGGACGACCGAGGCTGCCATCGTCACGGAGTTCCGCAACCTGGTGGCCGTCCAGCTGCGTGCAGCAGGCATTGAGCCGGTGACGGACGGCTCTGGCGTACAGAACCTGCCGCTGCGCCAGGCCATCAGTTTGGTCAAGCCAGGGAGCGTTGCCGTCGAGTTCCACTGTAACGCAGCTGCCTCGCCTTCGGCCACTGGTGTCGAAACACTATCGAACGTCCGCGACATGCCCTTCGGTGCCCAGCTGTGCGAAGCGGTGTCCGATGTGCTGGGCATCCGAAACCGTGGCGCCAAGGGGGAGGTCGCTGGCCAACACTCGAGGCTAGGCTTTGTGCGCGCCGGCGGCCTCATCCTCGAACTGTTCTTTATCAGCAATCCGCTTGATCTGCAGCGGTATCACGCTGGCAAACATGAGCTGGCGGCACGCCTGGCGGGTGTTCTCATGGCGGCGGCAAGGGACGCATTGGGGGAGTGATGCAGATACCTGAGGAATTGTCGGGCGGCGGCATTGGCGGATGGATTGGGGCTATTGCTGCCACCGTCGTCGGGGGTGGTTTGTTCCTTCGGCGCTGGCTATCCAAGGATGCCGTCGAGCGCGCGGGCGACGAAGCGCAAAAGGAAGTGATTGATATGTTGACGGCGCAACTCGCCGCCGCGCTTGCCCGAGCCGACACTCTGACGAAAGAGTTGCGGCTGGCCTACGAATCTATCGCCGATTTGCGCGAGAAGGTTGCCCGTCTGGAGACCCGAATGCAGATCTGGGAACAGGAGAAGGCCCGTGCCCAACCGAATACGTGAACGGATTTGCCGAATCTGCGAGAAACACACCCGCCCGATTCAGATATTGGAGGGCTGGCTGCTGCTGGCTATGGTCGTGGGCGGAAGCTTTGCCACCGGCCACTTTGCCGGCCTGTCCCGGGCGGACGTGCAGATTGCCGAACAGTCGCGCGCCCACCAGGCTGAACAACAGCGACTGATGGATATCAACCGACAGCTGATGCTGATCATTGAGCAGCGATTGCCCGCCATTGCGGGAACCGCGGGGGATGCCGCGCAGATGGCCAAGGAAGCCGCCAGCACCGCCCACACCGCAGCACAGGCGGCCGCCGGCGCCGGGGCGGCAGCCAAGGCGGCTTCATCCAAGGCCCAGCGGGCGGCCACCACTGTCAGGGAGGCGGCATCGAGCCTGACGGATGCTCTTGAGCCGCAGCTGTCCCAGTCACCGCCTAGATGGCTGGACGGACCATGATCACCGACACACTGAAGTTACTGACAGGCTGGAAGGGCTACGCCGCTGTGGGCGCTGCCGGGGCGCTGGCAGCAGGATTACTGGTAGGGGTGGCCCAAGAATGGCGCCTAGGGGTTCGAATAGCCGACTGCCAGCGCCAGCAAGCGCAAGCTCAGGCCGATACTGCCACGGCCTCTCTCGGCCAGCTTGCCAACGACGTCCAGAGCATCGCAACTGCCGCGCGGCGGGCGAGCGAGACTGCTGAACAACTGCCGGCCCAGATCGGCGTCATTTCCAAGGCCCTGAAAGATGCGAAACCTCTTCCTGCTGGCTGTCGCCCTGATGCTGACCGGGTGCGCAACCTCACGGACAGTGTACGTACCACGAGCCGTGCCGCCTCTGGACAGTCAGTTAGCGGCGCCATGCCCACAGATTCCGGACCCGCCGCAAAACCCTGACGATTACGACGCCTGGCAGATGTGGGTGCAGGACCAAGTGCTGGTAGCCTACGGAATCTGCGCCGCACGCCATCGTGTCACGGTAGAAGCTTGGCCTGGCTAGGGTCGGGTGTTTCGTCGTTCTGGTTGGCTTGCCGTGTTACCCGCGGCTTTTCCAATCGAGCTAGCACGTTCTGGTACAAGCGGACTGCATATACGGCGTCCAGGGCGGCTTTTCCCGTCACGGCCTTGAGAGGTTCGCCTGGCGCTTCCGTTCCTGTAGGGCGAATTGCCCCACCGGCTAGGGCCGCCTTCACAATTTCCAGGGCAATGTCCGCAGAGCTACGTTCAGGGCGGGTGTTTCGTGTTGATGCCATGCTGTTGGATCTCCAAAAAAAGCGAGACCTCAGGGTAGCTGACACTGTTGTCGGTGTGCTGCTTTGCAGCAATTTTTTACCGGCAGCCCTTCATAGTTACCGAGCGGAATTGCCCGGGCTATTTGATGCCCATCCATCCCGCTATGGCCAAGATCACCAGGCCAGCCACCACCGAGAGAATCCACTTCCAAGATCCGACCGCGAATCTCTGCCACCACGGTTTTGTTGCCGATAGACGTGCTCCGCTAGCGACATTGGCTGTTGCGTCCACGTTATCGAGTCTTCTGCCGCGCAAGAGTGTGTCGCCTTCCGTGGCATTCTGTTCGAGTCTTACGTTCTTGGCTCCGTCGATGTCAAACATCGGGCCGCGCTGGTCATCAGACATTGATGACTCCCTCGGAGATATAAATCGATTGTGGCGCAAACTGCGACCAATGCCAACTCGGAACGGGAACTGGCGAAGGAGGAGGCGCCGGTTTCGGTGGCCGCCAACCGTGCACCATGACCGGCCTGCGAGGCGGAGGTAGATGCGGGCGGGGGGCGGTGTTGTCCGGAGAGCCTATCGTCAGTCGCTCCACAAACACAACCGCCCCGGGCTGATCGTCGTATCTCGCGCTGTTGCTGATCGCTTTGAAATTGTCCCCGCCGCGAACTACAAATGGCCGGTCGACGTTATGAAGCCTAGCTCCTTGTACGGTGACATTCGGCATCCCCTTGATGAGAAATCCAGTTGAGTTTTTCATCTCAATCTCAATCGTTGTAATGGCTTGTAGCATAAGCCGCCCACAGCGTTACGCCTAGTGCAATTTGATAGCCTAGCCCCTGATCGGCATTTCCCCCGGCGCATCTGCCCGCCGGCATGCCTCCGCGAATACCGCCAGCACCGCCGCCTCACTCGGCCGCTCCAGCACGTCAATGCAAGCCGCCACTGCGCCGGCCAGCATGCCAGCCGTCGCCAGCATCGCCTGGCGCTCGTGTAGCAGAAGGCCGCATTTCGCCGCCCGCTTTTCCCATTGCTTCAGTTCTGTCATGACCGGCAGTGTGCCTGGGCCGGCTCAGCCAGTCTGTGCGTAGATGCCGAGGTGGCTAAGGTCGCCACGCCGTTGCGTCAGGGCGAGTCCGCGGATCCGTAACCTTTGTAGTGGTCAAAAATTCCCGGTGCCTTGGTCTGACGCGCCCGTCTCTCGGTCACGCGCCGGCGCCGGACTGCAGGTTCGTTGTCGAGCAGCGGGAGGCAGAACGATCTCGTCTCCAGGGCAAGGAAAGTCTGATCTCCCGAAAGCCGGCGCATGCTTATGTCAAATTGGAACATCACCTGATGCAGTCGATGGATCTCCCATAGCAGACGCCGCACTGTGGGATTGTCCCGGTTGGCTTCCTGGATGGCCTGAAGTTCCTTAATGGTCAGCGGGGGATAGCGAGACATGGCTAAATACCTGTGTGGATATCCAGTATATCCATACAGGAAAATGGGGCCACGTCCCTATTTACCCCAACCCGAACTTGGCTCGAATTGCGTCACCACAGTTCTTCCCATTGGCCGTGTAGTGATCCCCAATTTCGGCGCAGGATTCGGCGATCGCGAGGGCAAAGTTCAAGAGTGCCTCTTGGTCGACGTCGCGCGCAAACCCGGCGCCACGGGAAAATTGGAGGAGTTCGTCGGGTCGCAAGCCGAGGTTCTCAGAGTCGGACTCCGCGGGATCGTACTGTTCCATGTCTGGCTCCTGATCGAGATCCTACGGTAGCCGACCGATTCCACCCGATCAACCTTTGAATTCAGACGCGGGCCCCGAAGTACTTCTCCATTTGCTCGCGCTTTTTTGATGCCCTGGTAGTGAGAACACATCGCCGGCTCCTACGGTCCAGGCCAGTATATCCACAGTGGGGGAAATTTTGACCAACCGGGCGCACTTCGCGCGTTTCCCGCGGTAGTCGCGCGATGCTAAGCGCTTGATTCAAGCGGCTTTCTTCTTTGCGCGTATATCGCGGCCTTGACTCATAATCCGTTGGTGCCGAGTTCGACTCTCGGGGGGCCTACCAAGTGTTGACGCGGGTTTGCGGGCAGTTTCCGCAACCCGCGTTTTTTCTTTGGTGGGGGATTTCTTGCCAATCTTCCCCAGCGCCCGCCCTAATGCCGCCGTGGCGAGGTGCGCATATCGCTTCGTACTTTGGGCAGATTTGTGCCCCAGCACGGCACCGACTGTATACAGATCGACCTCGCAGTTGATCATCTCGCTGGCCGCAGAATGGCGCAGGTCGTGGAAGTGCAGCCACTCCATGCCCATCTCCGTGCGCGCCTCTCTCCAATGTCTCGAAATCGTGCTCTGGTCAGGTAGCCTCACTTTGGCCGCCGACCGGATTTTCGGGTGCATCGGGATATGCCGGGGGTTACCGTTCTTGGTGTCCGGTAGGGTGAACATTCCATCCTCGCGCACGGCGGTGCGGATTTCGTGCATGCGCATGCCGCTATAGAACGCTATCCGGATCGCCACGCGGGTAGGGCGGTGCTGCGTGGCCAGGGCCAGCAGGAGCATCTGCCGGCGATTGACGTAAAACTGGCGTTCGTTGCGCACCTTTGGCGTCACGACCCTTGACGCAGGGTCATGCTTACACATAGCGTGGTACTTCCAAGCATACCGGCAGGCGCTGGTCAGGTATCGGATGCGGTTCCGGATCGTGGCCGGCGCAAGGGGGCTGCCGTCCGCTTTCGTGCCGCGCGCTGAGTAATCCCGGCATACGTCCGGTAGCGCGGGCAGAGCTTTGCCCTGGTAGGCCCAGTACATCAAGAGCAGTTCGCCCTCGATCTGGTAACCGGTCTTAAGCTGCGGGGCCCGTTCCTTCAGGTAGACCGCGATGGCCTCTTCGATGAGATGCTCAGGACGTTCGACCCCGCTTGCGACGGCGTAGAGCCTGGCACTTTCCTGGCGGTCGAAGGCGTCAGCCTGGGCTCGAGTCCACGCCGCCGGAAGTACTTTTCGAGCGCGGATCCTCTGGCCGGCAATGTGACGGTCGAATTCAAACACGAGGCGACCGCGCGCTTTGTCTCGGTAGATCGGCATTTTTGTCGGTATTCCAGCAGGTCAGACCGGTCGAAGGTGATGCGCCGGCCGGTTCTGTAACAAGGGATTGGCCCATGTGGGGCGGCTAAATCGTACACCTGCCGCAAGGAGACCCCCAGAAAGGCGGCCGCATCCGCTGGCTGCACGGGCAATTCTTGATCCATCTCGCCTCCTAGAAAACCCGCAGCCAGCGCCACCCATCCTGGACCCAGCACCAGGGCCGGACGAGGGGAGAGGGGAGCCACTGGGGCACGGTGTTGCAGATTTCGTCGATGACAAGGCCGTCGGCGCGCATGTCGGCGACCTGGGCGGGCGTGGCTTGAAAGGGCACCGACCAGCGCGCATGGACGTCGATGCTGTACCAGCGCTTCATAGCTGCACCCGCCGGAATTCAGGCACCCACACCCAAGGGTTCACGTCCCACGCGCCGGTGCCGTTGATGGATTCCCAGAGCGCAGCGAAGGTCGGCTGCGGATCTTCGACACTCCGGCCCATGGCCTTGGCCAGACGGCAGATTTCCGCCTCATCGAGCAGGCCGTCGCATTCCTCGATACCTTCTGCCCAGCAGTCAGCATCGGTGATTTGCTGCAGGCGCTCGAGGCGTACGCCGGTGATTTCCAGCACGATCCGGCACGCAGCGCGCGGCATGTGGATGCTGGGGCGCCAGCGCACCTCGTGATCCGGGATATGGTCCGGGTCGTCGTCTGGGCCGATGCCGAAGGCTTCATAGTCGGCCGCGTAATGGAAGCCGCTCCAGGGCTCGAACCGGTTCCACGTCTCCCGCACCCATAGGCGGTCGCCTGGCTCGCCATGGGGGCATGCGCGGTCGATGACGTGCTGCGGTTCAAGCGCCAGGGCGCCCGGGGCGTACCAGTTCCCGAAGTCGGGATGCCGCACGTCTTTGGCGACCCGCCGTGTCTGCGTCTTCTGCCCGGCCAGGATGGCGCGGACCATGGGCCCGCTGAACAGGATAGGGCGTTCTCTCATTGCAGGGCCCCATCGTTTCGTTGCTGGAGGATCTGCAGGCGTCTAGAGATTTTCCTGCCTTCCTTCATCACCTGTGCTGAGTTACGATTTGTGATGTTTATAAATCGGGTGCCAAGTATGGACGTCGCTACATTCATGGCCAGCATGTTCAAGAACACAACCGACTTGGTTGCTGCGCTCGGATGGCCTGTGGCCATTGCATATTGTGCGTATCTCTTTCGTTCCGATATTCGGGCAATGCTAGGCCGGGCCAAAAGACTTGCTGCTGCGGGTATCTCGATCGAACTTTTAGAGGCGCAGGAGAACGATCGCAAGATCTCCGGCGCGTTGGAAATCACACGATCCTGGCCAACTGAGGGAAGCCCCGATGCGACAACGAAACCAGAGGCTCCGCCCTCCGAGCCGCCGGCCACACCGGCTGGGTCGCAGGCTCGGCCACGCTGGGCAGAGGCATTGGATCGCGCAATGCTCCTAAAGGAACCGACAGAAGTGGTGCAGGCGTATTGGGGGGCAGCCGAAGGTGCTGCGCGTGCCTTGATTGCGGTGGCCATGCGGAGACCGCCCAGTTCAATCGTCGATCTTGAGAACGAATTTTGGGAACTAGTGGCACGAGACGTCATAAGTCCCAATGAAGCACAGGTTTTTACCCAACTTATTACGGTGCGAGACAGGGTTGCTGACGGGCGGACCCCGATATTGCCCGAAACAGTCAGTAAGTACTGTGAGACCGTCGAGGCTTTTGTAGAGGCGATAAATAGTCGGGCTTCCTCGCAATCGAAGGCCCATCGGCAAGAGTAGGATGCGGCTGACGCGACTAGGGTGGATCTAACGTCCATCAACCCCTCCGCAGTTCTGTCGCTGTCCGCGCTTCTTGCGCAGCTTGGTGACCTGGCCCTTCAGAGAAGCGATGTGCCGGTCGGCGCTGGCCTGGGGCGCGGCGCTCATCAGCGACAAGAAGTCATCTTCTGCAAGCAACCCGTGGATAGCGTCGAGGATCAGGAACTGCTCGAATTCCGTTGGCGTGTGATTGCCCGGATCAGCGCGCAGCTCATAGCCGCCAACGTACTCTTCGATGGCGGCGTTGATCGCAGTCCAGTCCCGCTTTGCCGGCTCGCCCGCCTCGCGCAGCTTGGAGATGGCTGCATCCAATGCGTCCAACTTTGCTTCCGCATCGTTCAATTTCCAATCGCACTCGAGACCTACCCGGAGGCCTTCGAGCGTTGCAAGGTGAGTGCTCGTTTGCTTGCAAGACGCGATCGGGCGGTGACCAGTGCTGAGCGAGGTGCCCGCCATGACGTCAATCAGCCGATTGCTTGCTCGGCCGGCGTCAAAGCATTGCTCGCCCCAGGCAAGGTAGTGCTCCCGGTACGCGTCGATGAAGGCAGGGCCGAAGGGGATGGCGGGCAAGGTGCCGCCCGATGCCGGCGCATCCTCGGCCAGTTGTCGAACGAGCTTCTGCAGGTCCCTCAGCAGCCGCTCCGCCCGCTTCGGGTCGCGGGCAAGGCACTCGGCGATCTTGGCGATGGTGCTGTTGATGTTTTCGAGTAGGTAGGTCATGCTGCTTTCCTCAGAAGAAGTTCGCGCGGCGCATTGGCGGCGATCAGCGCAATCGCCGGGGGCGGGCTGACGCTGTTGCCCACCATGTGCACCTGCTGGGATTTGGTGAAGGCCCGGCCGTCGTGGCCGCGCTCGACGATGTAGCCCTTGGGGAAGCCCTGCAGGTCATAGAGCTCAGCCGGCGAAAGCATGCGCAGGCGGATATCCACAATGACGTAGGGCGCGCCCTGGATGTGCACAGTGACCAGCGCCAGGCGGTCGCGCGTGGTGAGCGTGCTGGCTGGATCGCGTAGATCGCCCAACTGGCCGCCCTCGCCGTAGTAGCGCATCAGGAATGCGGCCACCCGCAGCGCGCCCGCCTCGTCGTCGGGCAGCATGTCGTACTCAACCACGCCGTAGCAGCCCGCGCCGGCCAGTACCGTCTGCGCTGGGTCGCGCATGTCCGAGCCCGTCACGTTCTGGCTCATCGCCGTCAGATGGGCGGCGATAAGGCCATGGTGCTGTCCTGCGGCCGCCATGGTGGTCACCGGCTCACCGGCGGCTGTGCCGGTGCTGTGCTGGCGTAGCGTCGTCAGATGTGCCGTGATGAGCTGCTGCTGACTGCCGGTGTTCGTGATGGTGGACGCCGCTCGGCGCAGGTCGTGGGCCGGCGTGGTGTTGTAGCCGCCGTTGGCCTGTACCATGAATCCCGTGGCGAGGGCATGCTTGATCCCGCCGGCGACAACGGTGCCTAGCGGTTGCCCGTGGTCGAGACAACGCGGGGCCTGGCCGTCCCGCTCGCCGTACCCAGCCTGGACCAGCACCGGCGCAATGACGGCGCTGTCTCCTTTCCGGGTGATGGTGTAGTGCGGCTCGCTGGCTGGCCGCGGCTCACTCTGGCCCGCTCGCCCGCCGACCCCTGCCAGGACAGGGGTCACCACGGCATGGGACCCGCCGCGCGGATTCGCCGTGACCGTGCTGATAGGCTGCCGCGTCGAGTGCGAGCCATCGCGGCTCCAGTTGGCGATGGGCACGATGAACGGGTTCGCGCTGTCCAGCACATACCGCTTCATGCCGCGGGCGATACGGAGCATGGTGGCGTCGGCCAACGGGCGCGAGCGATTGAAGATGCTGCGCCCCTCGATACTCCAGTCGATGCCGTCTGCCGCGGCGCGCCAGCGCTTTTGTCCGTTGACCGGGCTCTTGAAGTGGGTTGGCTCGGGCCAGACGACGGGGAGGCCGTCGCGACGGGCCATCATGAATAGGCGCGTGCGTGTGGTGCCGGCACCGTAGTCGGCAGCGTTCAGCTTCCGCCACTCGACGATGTAGCCCATGCCGCGCAGGATCGCCACCAGGCGGCGCCAGTGCTTTCCCTGCTGCTTGGGGTCCGGCACCAGATACTGGTCCTGCACAGGCACGCGCTCGCCAGGTTCGGCCACGGTCCCGTCCAGCTTGACCACGCGCCCTGTCGCTGGATCGCGTTTGGCGATAAGGCGGCCCCATTTCAGGATCTGGACAACGTTTTCCAGGCTGATGATGTCGGGCTTGACCGTGCCGGCCCAGCGGGCGGCCACCCAGGCCAGGGCGCGAATGTTCTTGCGCCGAGGCTGTCCGCCCTTGGCCTGGCTGTGGTCGGTGCAGTCGGGCGACAGGTGTAGCCAGCCCACCGGCGCGCCGCCAGTCGCCTGGCGCGGGCACACTTCCCACACGTCGGCGATGAAATGCTGCGTTTGCGGGTGGTTCATCTGGTGCATGCTCAGCGCATCGGGGTTGTGATTGATCGCGATGTGCACGTGCTGACCGGTGGCCAATTCGTACGCGGTCGACCAGCCACCGCCGCCTGCGAAGATGTCCACCACCAGCTTGGCGGATAGGCCCAGGACGAGCTGCGAGGTCAGCATGCGTGCTCCCGGCCGCCTTTGGCCCGTATCGCTCTCATGGCGGCGACATAGGCGCGTTCGGCCGCGTAGAGCGTTTCCGCGTCCAGCAGGCCAAGAATGGTGTCGATGACGCTGGCGGCGTGGGACAGGATGTGTCGGCCATCCTCAGGTAGCTCGGCGGGCGCCTGGTATGGATCCAGCACCGCGGCGGCCCGGTTCAGCACGGCCAGTTCTTCGGCGAAACGGCTGTCGCCCTGGATGGTCAGACCGATCAGATTCAGCGTGTCGGCGAGATCGTCACGCGCGTCCGTGGTGGGCAGGCTAAACAGTCGAGCCAGCGCCAGGTGCATGTCCAGGCTGATCTTGTCGCAGAAGTGCCCCATAAGGGGCGTGCGCACCATCTTCGGCGTATAACGCTTGGCCCGCCGGGCTTTGCGGTGGGGGTTGCTCATGATTTCCTCGCGGATCGGCGATAGGTTTTGGTGAGGTCCGTCTTGATGCTATGGCCACGGCGGCGTAGCTCGTTGGAGAACTCGGCACGGTCGCCATGGCTGTGGGTCGCCTGGCGCAGCGTGCCGTAGTAGCTGTTGGCGGCTTCGAACAGGTCGCCGGCCGGCATCGTGCGGACGCGAGAGAGGGCGGCGTTGAACGTAGTCCGGCGCAGGGTGCGGCGCCAGGGTTTGATGACCTGGCCTACGAAGTCAATGCCGCGATCCACAGGCTGCGACACCGTCTTGCGTGGATTCAGGTGTGCAGCCAGCTCATCGGCAAGGAATGTCTCGATGCGCCGCTTGGCCTCGGTCAACCACTGCGGGGACTCGTGCAGCAGTACGAAGTCGTCGACATACCTGACGTAATGCCGGCAGCGCAGGTCGTGCTTGACGAACTGATCCAATTCATTCAGGTACACGTTGGCAAAGAACTGGCTGGGCAGGTTGCCGATGGGCAGTCCTAGGTGCGCAGGCTGGCGCGTGAGCTGCTTGTAGTCCGGCACCCGCGCAAGCGCCTGCATGCTGCCGCGCAGTTGGTAGTCCTGTCGCGGGTCATGGAGCAGGATGGTTTCAGTCAGGCGCAGCCACCACGGCTCGCTGATATGCCGCGCTAGCAGGCGGTGGAGGATGTTCTTGTCGATGTTTAGGAAGAAATTCCCCAAGTCGCATTTCAGGTACTGGGCCGGGCGGCTCCAGTTACGGGAGATGCTGCGCACGTGGCGCTCCAGGCGCTGCGCGCCGTACAGCGTCCCGCGCCCAGGAATGCAGGCGCAAGAATCGGCGATGAAGCGGGCGTAGAACCGCGGCGCGATATGGTTGTGCAGCAGGTGATGCACAACGCGATCGCGGAACTGGGCGGCCCACACTTCCCGAGGCTTGGGGCGCGTGATGGCAAAGCAGACGGACGGGCCGGGGCGATAGGAGCCGCTGGCGAGCTCGTCGCGCAGCTCGCGCAGATGGGCTTCCTGGCGCGCCTCGAAGGCCAGCGCGCTGGCGCTATTGCGCTTGGTGCGGCGGCAGTCTGCATAGGCTTGGGCGAGCAGGGGGAACAGGTCGGACGGCGCATGACAATCTGCGGACGGCGCGGGCGCGAAGCCCGTTGTTCTTGTGGTTGTTGTTCTGGTTGCCGTTGTTGAAGTTCTGGTACCAGGCGTACCCGTCGTGCAATCTACGTCGCCCGGCCGAATGCTCAGCCGGGAAACTGCGCCAGACCGGCCCGGCGTTGAGCCGGCGGTATCCGTGGTGCGCATGTCGGTGGCCTTGTGGGCCAGCGGCACGACCAGATTGAAAGATCGCTCAGCCATGGAAATCGTGACCCCCATGGAGCGGGCGAGATGCGGACTTGCGCCATCCATTGGCCTGCTTGCCAATGCTGGTGGTCTGTTCGATGGCTCGGGCCCAAGCGGGCCGGTGGATGATGCTTTTGTCTTTGCCGAGGCGCAGCAGCAACTCGATCACCTGCAGCCTCTCGATCAGCTCGGTCAGGTACGGCGCCTTGTCGCGGCTGACATTCGCGCGGAACACCAGCACCGTGAGCTCGACGCATTCGGAAATGATCTTCTCTCCGATGGTGCGCTTGAAGCTGCGGTCCATGTTCGTGTGGATGTCGGCCACGATGTTCAAGAGGTCGTACACGACCTTGTAGATCGGGAGCTGTGTGTGCTGTGCCATGGCGTCAAATGGATGAATTAATCAATGACCAATCTGCGGACGGCGCGGGCGCGAAGCCCGAAGCTCTCGTGGTAGCCGTACTGGAGGCCGTAGCCGAAGGTCTGGTACCAGGCGTAGCCCGAATCGGACTCGTGTTCTTCGACGGACCAATAGGCGCGCGGCTGGAACTTTGCCTTGCAATTGGCGTAGAGCAGGGCCTGCTCGCGGCGTGTGGGCAGGTCGCCGCCTTGCTGTTCCGCCCACGCGTTGGCGGCTTCCCAGTCAGCACCCTCGATTTCGCCGGGCAGCAGGATCACGTGGTGCGAGGGGTTGCCTTCATCGTCGAGTACGATGCCGGCGTAGTCTTCGCCGCGGGCGAGCTCGATCATGGCTTCCGGCATTCGGTACGACGTGGGCTGCTGGTCTTTGTAGGTCGCGATCATCGCCGCGACTTCTGCGTGCTTGGCCTCAATGGCCTGGAGCGTGACGGTCATAGAAATTTCCCAGATGAGCGAACGTGCCGGCGCGGCCGGCGAAATTGATAAGGGTTAAATGGGCAATCTGCGGACGGCGCGGGCGCGAAGCCCGTTGCTCTTGTGGCCGTAGCTCTGGTGGCCGTAGCTGAAGAGCTGGCACCAGGCGTAGTCGGCGTCGTCTTCTTCGATCGCATTGCTCCAGTACGCCTCCGTTTCGAACTCGTTGCGGTGCTCCTGCCACAGCAGCGCCTGTTCAGCGCGGGTAGGCAGGTCGCCGCCGATGCTTTTCGCCCAGTCCATCTGGGCCTGCCAACCGGCTCGGTCGCTGTCGCCGGGCAGCAGGATGACGTGATACAAATTGCCGTTCTTGTCGCCGATGGCGAAGCCGTACTTCTCGCCTTCAGCGAGCGGTGGTTGTTGAATGGTCTGCATGGAAAATCCCCACTTGAGAGTTGTGGTGGCCGCTGGGGCCGTTGAGAAAGAGGGTTTGCTCGTACGCGCACAGAACGTCGTAAACCAGGGCGCTGACGCTGCCATCGTTGTGCAAGCGCAGGTCGGGGGTGATCTGATCGACCTCGGCCTCGCTGTCGTGATCGGGCGCCACGGCGTCAGCCAGCCGGCGGTGAATGCGCCAGGTCGCGCCGCCGATGTCGCGCGTGAAAGCCGCTTCGTTGAGGAAGCGGATGTCAGTGATGGCGATGCGGCGCCAGCCTTGCCCCTGCAGCACTTCCACCGTTTCGTGCAGGCGCAGCAGCCAGTAGCTGTCGCCATCCAGCGCGCGGCGGTACTGGGTGCCCCATAGCCTCATGAGGCCGCGCGGGCTGCGCGGGCGCGTCAGATCCTCGCCCAGCGCACGCATGAGTTCGACGAACCGCGGCTCGTTGGCGCGGCTGAGCGCCAGCGCGGGCTGCACCTGCTCCTTCGTCGTGCGGTTCGCGAAAAGCCGGGGATCGATGCCGAAGGCGCCGACCAGCTCACGGCGCAACGCGTCGGCAAACGCCACCGTCGCGAAGGCCTGGGCGTCGGCAAGGATTTGCGCGCAGGTATCCTTGCCGGCGCCGGCGCGGCCGACCAGCCCGACGATCATATAGGGGCCGCCGGCGTGCTTGGTTTGCATGGCCATCCTCCAGTACCGAAGATCAGCGCACGGGCGCCGCACGGTCGCAGCCGGGGGTTCTGCCGTTGTCCAGCACGATGGCCTCGCCCTCGACGGGCTGCAGCCGCTGCTCATCGAACCACTGCGCGTCGCGCAGGGCGCCATCGGGTGCGACCGCGGGTGCCAGCAGGACCTGGTTGCATCCGCTGATGTACGTCACGTGGCCGGTCGCGACGCCGGTAAAGCCGGTGATAACGTCGCGGTAGCGTTTGCCGAGAGGGGGCATGTGTTGCTCCTTGGGTGTGGTGCCGGCTGCTGGCCGGCGTTGTGGTTAATCGGTGTCGCCGGCCGCGCGTGCGCGCCAGTCAGCCCGGCCGGAAAAGCGCCGTGCGCGGGAAATGTCGATCTGCTGCCGGGCCAGTGCCTCGGCGTGATTGGTGATCAAGATGCGCAGCAGGGGATCTGAGAGGGCCGCTTCGAGGTTGCGCCCGCACCGGGCGGCGCGAAGCGCCTCCTGCATTTGCTGTGGGCTCGGTTCGATTCGGGCGGCCATGGCTGTTCCCTATCGGCTGGCGTCCTGCGCCGCTTCGTGGCGTTCGTGAGCCGCCTTGTCGAGCGTGCTGGCCAGCACAAAGCTGCCGGCGAACACGAGCGCCATGACGACGCCTTCCAAGTGGGTGCGGATGAAACGCTTCATGCTTCGCCCCTGAGCGCGGCCATCACATGATCGCCGAGTACCGCCAGCGGCAACGCGGCCGCAAGGCCAATCAAGAGGAATCCGAAATAGGACATGTGGCACTCCCAGGTAGGGTGAGCGCACAGATTAAAGCATGCTTGTTCTAAAAGCAAGTATGCTTTAATTTCAGAGGCAGAAAAAGGCCGCAGCTGTGGCGGCCAAGTGGCTGGGGAGGCCGGTCTTACGGGCCTTTGATTGCGGTGGCGCGGCCGAAATATCGGAACCAGCAGTTGTATCCGACATTCCCGGGCTGTCGTTCAATGGTCACATCGGTAATCCCGCTGGCATCCAAGCCCAGCGCTGCGACTCGCAAGTCGTCGAGCACCGTTTCTTTGCTGGGCTTGGGTTCGCTAGGGTATCGGTGGCACCGTATCGCTTTGACTCGCCCAAGTTCTTGGGCGCCGGCTGGAGCGGTGCTGTACACACGAATGTCGGCACGAGCAGCTTTGACATCGATGACACTCGAAGGGGCGTTTCCAATCCGAACCGAGGCGTCAGCTTCTTCCGGTGGGACCGATATACAGCCGGCCAAAGCGAGTGCACATGGAAAAAAGAAAAGTTTTAGATTTCTCATTTGGTTACATGTCACGCCAAAAATTTTCCCGTGTCGGGAACGAGCTTTAGATGGAGCTGCCGCTCATCACGCCGCTTTACGGTGGCCTTTGCTTTTGACAGGCGCAGGTCCAAGGAATGCATCGACCTGCTTGATCAATGAATCTTCGATGCCCCGTTGTTGATTCTGGGTGAGCTGCAGGAAGCGGTCAAGGGCAAGGCGTTGAAATGGCCATCGGTCCGGTGCCTCGGTCGTTGCTTCGACTGGGCGCGGCTTGCCCTTCCCGGTGGCGAGCCAGTAGCTGTCCACATTCAGAAACCGAGCGGCCT